GAGATTCTTATAGAGGAGAAAATGATCGGTGATAATGGTAATATCAATTATCAAAAATTATGGAAAGCGACCGAGCGAAAGGGATTTTGTGGACGTTTTATGCTTATTAACAAGAGATTCAAAAAGGCGTATTACATAGGCAATTGGCATTTATCATTATTGAAAGATAAAAAGGACAAGGCATTAGTTGTGTCCTCTGCGAAGTTAAGTTTTAATGAGTTTAGCGAGTTTTGGGGCTTAGACTTTGAAACCTCCGAAACATTAACTCATAAGAAACTTGATGGCATCTTTTGCCTAGATGTTAAGAAAAGCGAATTCTCAGAAAAGCGATTAGCTGAGGAAAAAGAATATGATTATGGCTGGAGCAAATGGGAAGGCAAGGACAGAAAGCAGTTAGCTATGATGGATAAGCAATATGAAAGGGACTTCCAAAAAGAATATGGGAAAAGATATGAAAGAGTTTATGGGTAAAACCCCGCTTTATAATATAATACCATATAACAGATAGACAAGATAAGCTCCAGAAATGGAGCTTTTCTCTTTGTTTGATTGAGGTTAAATCTAATAATTACATCTTACTCTTATCCAGAAAACTGCAGAGAATCAAGCTTAATCACGCTTAATGGCGGGAAAAAATCGGCGGGCTTCCTTTCTTTCTTCTTTCAATAGTTCAAACAAGAACGAACGAAGTGAGTTCCTCCTTACTGTATTCAATCAATTTCTCTTTATTCTATTTCCTAGACTTGACCTTCACAAAATATCACTTTACACAGCGTCTAATTACCTAGATATGCGTGATAGGGGGGGTGTGGCTTGTCTGTGGACGTAAACCTTAATATACTTCCCCTCCAAATTGCGTAATAAAAATTATGAGTTGAAAGTCTTTGTACACTAAATGTAGTATTTTGGTAAATATTTGAGCCCAGTAAAACAAAGGGATAAGTGCGGTTGTCCCACGGGGAGTATAAAAAGGTTTATACGCTTATTAGAGGATTAGAGGAAGCGAAGCAAAAAGCGAAGCAAAAAGCAAAGCAAGATTGGGGATTAAAGTAGTTTGGTAGATTTAAAATCAAAGAGGAATTGACTTTTTGGTTGTAATGTGCTATATATATCTAATGATTCTAATGATTTGGTTTATTCTTTGGGCAGGATTTGGTGCTGCTCTAATGTACTTATATTTAAAGATTTGGAGAGGAATGATTATTAGTTCTTGGGGTAGAGCCATAGCCAAGGAGGTAATTAAGTGGATGCCGAAGGAGGAACAGAGAGAGCAGAGAGAACAAAGCAAGGGGACAGGTAAGGTTGTTGTGATTAAGGATTATCAGCTGGCTAAGGATTTGGAGCGAAGAGCGGGAGAAGAACGAAAGAAGAACGAATTGCCACATCCAGTAAAAAAATGAAGAAATGAAGAAAAATGAAGAAAAATGAAGAAATGAAGAAAGAAGAGAAAGTTAAAACTAGAAAAAGAAGATTGAGTTTTAAAGAAAAAAACTTTGCAAAAGAATTTGTAGTTGGGAAAGACCCAGGGAATGCCACTCAAGCTGCGTTTGATTCCTACAATGTTAGTTCGAGAAAGATGGCTACAGTTTTGGGGTCTAAGAACCTAGATAAGCCCAGAGTAACGCAGGAGATTGACCGATTACTAGATTCTCACGACGTTACTGATGATTCCTTGGTTGAGGATTTGAAGAAAGGGTTGAAGGCAAAAATAACAACCAACTACAAGGGAAAAGTGAAAGAAAGTAAAGTTGCTGATTATTCTGTGAGGCATAAGTATTTTCAGGATGCTGCGAAGATGAAGGGCTGGCTCAAAGAAACTGTAGATATAAGGCAGTTAAATATTGATGTTGAGTTAGAAAAAATGAGTCCAGAGGTTTTGCTCCATTTAATTGGAGATTATAAAAAACATCTTAAAAGCCAAATTTATGAAAAAAGAAATAGAAAAACAGGTGAAGGACAACGTTCTGAGGAAAATCCTAGGGTCGTTGAAACATCAGTTAGTGGAGACAGAGATTCAGATGAGAGTGGTAAGGACAAGGAAATTGCTGGCGAATGACACGCTCTTACTAGAGCTTGGGAAGGCAGAAGATATGTTGAAGAAACAGAACGAACTGACGAATGACAAGATAAGGGTGGCGGAAGAGATGTTAAAAGAAAAATGAAAGAACATTTAGTAGCAGCCGTTCAGAGAAAAATACGAAGAGATACAGCCAGAGATGATGTCGTTTTCTTTGCACAATATTACTTCCCTCATATAGTAGCAGACGTAATTCCTAGTTTTCACAAGGAAATCTACAGACTTTTAGGGGAAACTACTCGTTTGTGTGTCGCAGCTCCTAGAGGATTTGCCAAGTCAACGATAGTACAGATTATATATGGAATGCACTGCTTACTATTTAATGAAGGAGAGGAAATATTATCAATTTCAGCCTCGGCAAGCCTATCAGAAGATTGGATTAGAAAAATAAAGACAGAATTTGAAAACAACGAGAAAGTTAAACAGGATTTTGGAAACCTGTTGCAGTGGGGAGAACACGAATCAAAAAGATGGACTACAACCCACTTGATTCTTCAAAAAGACGGAAGAGTTTTTTCACAAATAAAAGCACGAGGTAGAGGATGTCAAGTTCGAGGACTAAGACCAACCAAGGTATTCTGTGATGATTTAGAAGATGAAGATTTAGTTCGGTCAGAAGAACAAAGAAAGCAGTTAAGAGAGTGGTTCTTGGGAGCTTTGCTGAACGTTCTTAAGATGGAACAGCAATTAGTCCTAATAGGAACGATATTGCACCCACTATCCCTGATTAAACAAATTATTGAGAAAAAGGAGCAGTTTTCAAAATGGGAGACTAGAAAATATGTTGCTCTATTAGATGAAGGTGGAAAATATAAATCTTTATGGGCTGAAAGATTCCCAGTCTCAGAACTCCTAGACAGGAAAGCAGAAATTGGAACTTACGCATTTGAGTCAGAGTTTATGAACAACCCTGTTGCCTCTGACATCTGCCTATGGAGACCTCACTGGATACATAAATACGAAAAAGCCCCAGAAATTACAGAAATTTACGTAGCCCTAGACCCAGCTGCCTCGACTAGCGAGAAAGCAGATTATTCGTCCCTGACAGCCTGTGGAAAAGGAGTGGATGGCAACATTTACGAGCTAGAGACAATAAGAGGACATTGGGGAACTTGGGATTTAGTAGATAATTGTATAAAATTCAATCAAAAATGGCAGCCAATTAGGTTCGGAGTAGAAGAAGTGGCATTTCAGAGCTATATCAAAGCTGTTTTGATACCAGAAAACTTAAAAAGAACAGGACAAAGGATACCGATACAAGGAATAAAGGTGGGACAAGTTCGTAGGACGGATAGTGAGAGAAAAAGTCCTAAGGACAAGTTCACGAGAGCATTAGCGATAATACATTTGTTCGAACAAGGAGCAGTATTCCTTAGGACACCAGAGTTAATAGAAGAAGTGTCGCTATTCCCAACTGGTTCACACGACGATATGGTAGATTCGATGGTATACTCTTTATGGATGATGAATAAGTATTCCGCGAAGAAGATATTCGTTAAAAGAGAAAAACAACATTCAAAGTTGGACGTAACAAAAACATTTGAAGTAAAAAATAACTCTATTCCTTGCTTCACTAGCGTTAGAGATATTTTCCGAGGCAAGAAGAGTTGGAAAATAGGATGACACATATAGGCAAATGTCCAAATTGTGGAGAACGCAAACTAGAGCTTTGCGAAAAGGAGAATAGATATTGTAAGTGGATAGATGGTTATTGCGATATTTGTGGTTACAAATTCAGAATTCCAGACGAGGATTACGATTTTGTGCAGCCAAACCATCCTGCCTTCTATCTTATATACGGGAAAGACCCTTTTGCAGAGAAAAGGTTCAAAAAAACATTAAAGAAGTTACAAAAGGAGGAAAACAAATCAAGGTTGGAGGAAAAGTATTGGGGGATGAAAAAGTCTGGAGCATATAAGGAAAGAAGGCTTCACGACTGGGAAATAAATGATATTAAAAAAATAGTTTTAAACGACGAATAAAATGTCAAAAGAAACAAAAGAAGTACTAAAATACATATCCCCAACAATAAAGACATCAGACGAAACTCTGTTAGAAGTTTTGCGTTCTTGGAAGCAAGAAGCAAAGAAGTACTACGAGGAAATGAGTAAAACTTGGGTTAATAATGAAAAATATTATCTAGGGAGACAGACAGAGCAAGACAAAGTTCCTTCAGATATGGCAGACACGGTTCATAATCATATTTTTACTGGGGTCGAGACAATCGTCCCCATTGCTAGTTCTAATCCCCCTCAATTCGTGGCAGAACCACCAGAAGAATCAGAGGTTTCTGATGGAAACTCTGACAAATTACAGAAATTACTCCACATTTATTACGAATTGTTAAAAGTGAAAGAGAAGGGAGAACAAATGCTGAGACATATGATTGTGTATAGGGCAGGAATATGGAAGGTTGGCTGGGACGAGGTAGAAAAGAATATTTCCCTAGAAGTGGTAAGACCACAAAGAATTTATATTCCCAAGGTTCAAGGAGAACTTCCCTATCTAATGGAAAAGAAAGATATTACCGCTGAGGAATTTAAAGATATTTGGGGAGAGGCAAAATTAAAAGAACTTATCAAAAAGGAAGGAGGGTTAATTTCAAAAGTATTTGATAGACTTAGAGGAAAGGACTCATCGGAGCTTCCAGGAATATTTCCAATCTGGGAAGTATGGACTCCTAAAATAGTTATTTGGGCTTCGTATGATTTGAATATGTTGATAGAGAAGAGAGAGAACCCATACTACGACTTCGAGGAAATAGACAAGAATCACTTTACAGTTCCGAAGATTCCATATATTTTCTCTACTGCTTTCAGACTAGGTTCTGCTCCATATGGAGAAACAGACCTAATACAGCAAGCCATCCCAATCCAAGATGAAATCAATGTTCTTGTTAGAAGGATTTTAGACAATGCTAATAAAACAGGAAATTCTCAATGGTTTGTAGATTCTTCAATTATGTCAGAGGAAGAAGCTAATTCTAAAATAACCAACTCTCCAGGATTGATAATTATGGGAGACGGAGTTGCGAATTCTAGTTTAATGAGGCGAGACCCACCAGTAGCACTACCATCCTACATTCAAAATATGAAGGTAATGGCAGAGAGTGCTTTCGATAACGTGTTTGGGACTCACTCAACGACTAGAGGAGAAAGAAGCAATCCAGAAACGCTAGGCGGAAGAATGCTTTTAAAGCAAGCAGACTTTGGTAGAATAGATTTATTAGTAAGAGAGTACGAAAAATCAGTTGGAGAACTAGGGAATTGGATAGCTCAATTATTAAAGTTATATATAGAGGATTCAAGAATTTACAGATACTTTGGAGAAACTGGAACAGAATATTTAAAATATAGTTCAGAAATGATTGAATCAGGAGTAAGAATTCTTGTAAAGCCTGGCACAACTCTTCCAACAGATGAAATATCTAAGAGGGAAGAAGCTTTGCAACTATGGTCTTTACAAGCGATTGACCCAATTACATTATTTGAAAGATTAAAGTTCCCAGACCCAGAAGGAGCAGCACAAGCTTTAGTAGCTTGGCAGAATGGACAATTAGTTGAAGGACAGAAAACTCCAGAAGAAGAAGCAGAATTAGAAATGGAAGCTAAGAATAAACAGAGGGGAGTAGAAACTCCTAGACCTCAAGGGAGAGAGCAGGTGAATGAGGCTAGACAAAATTTAATGAAAAAATAAAGGTCGCACAGCCACTAAAGGCGTTAAAATGTAATTAAGCCACACGGCGTAAAAATGTATGAGCGAAGATGTAAATAATGGGGAAGGCACAGAAGAACCCAAAGACCCTGAAGACCCATCATCCGAAGGGAAAGAAGAGAAGACAGTTCCTTATTCCCGCTTCAAGGAAGTGAATGACAAGTACAAAGATGCGAAAGAGGAATTAGACTCTCGAAAACCTAAAGAGGAAAAAGACGAAGGCTTCGAAGATTTCAAAGGAAAGATGGATAAATACGAAGAAGAGAAAGAGAAACTAATTCAGACTCGAGACAAGGAAATCCAAAGTAGCCTCAAGGAACTTCACGATACTTA